CCTCAACAAACACAATCCGCACATGGAGCTTTGAATGGCATCTCATAAGCTTCCGACGAAACTGCTTGAAGCAAACGGGTCGTTTAAGAAAGACCCAGGCAGGCGTAATACGCAGGAGCCGAGCGTCATCGAGGGATTACCTGAGATGCCAGTCGAAGTTGCTGCGAATCCGATTGCCGAGCAAAAGTGGTATCAAGTATGCGACACGCTTTCCCAAATGCAACTGCTGGCAACGTGCGACTTTGAACTGATTTCGTTGTTGGCTGTGAGCTATGGCGAGTATCGCAAAGCTTTGGATCACGTCAACAAGCACGGCCAGACTCAAACGGTTGTTGATGATGCTGGCAATCACACATTCAAGGCAAATCCTAGTTGTGCGGAGATGCACAAGCACATGGACAGAATCAAGCGTTGCTGTATTGAGCTTGGCTTGACTCCAGCAGCTCGCTCAAAGGTCAAGACTTTGAAAAAAGATGAAGGTTCGGCATTTGATGAGTGGCTAAAGACTGGATGATTTCGAACGTTGCGCTAGACAGATTTCAAAGCTACGTTGACGACGTTCTTCATGGGGACGTAATCGTATCGGAAGCTGTGCGCGCGGCGGTAGTTCGTCACACTGAGGATTTGAAACGTCAGGACGCAGCAGATTTTCCGTACATCTTTGACGCAAAACACGCTGCAAGAGTCATCGGTTTTTTTCCAATTGCCTGCAAGCATAGTATCGGCGAGTTTCAGGGGCTACCTTTTGAGCTTGAAAATTGGCAGGCGTTCATTGTTGGTTCGCTTTTTGGGTGGAAACGCATCGATGGAACGCGGCGATTTCGCAAAGCTTACATTTCAGTTGCTCGAAAAAATGGAAAGTCAACATTGATTTCGGCGCTGGTTCACTTTCTTGCGATGGCCGACATCAACCCAAAAACAGGCAAGCCGGAATCTGTTGCTGAGATTGTGCTGACGGCAACCAAGAAAGACCAAGCGTCGGTTGTTTTTAATGAAGCAAAGCGTATGCGAATGCAATCGCCAGAGATCAGCAGGATAAGCAACGTCAAGTACAACCAAATCAACTACACACACAACGAAGCATCGATTCGTATTTCGTCTAGCGAGCGTCCTTTGTCTGGCTTGAATCCGCACGCTGTAATTATGGATGAGTTACATGAGTGGCGAACGCAGCACACCAAGTTTTACGACACTATGGTTACTGGCTTTGCATCGAGAATGCAACCGCTGCACATCAACATCACGACTGCTGGAGACGATTCGAGCGAGCTTTGGGAAAAGGAATACGACTACGCAATAGAGGTCGTGCATGGTCGTCACATCGACAACAATCTGTTCGTTTTTAGTGCTGAACTAGACAAGGACGACGATCCGTTTGACGAATGCAATTGGATCAAAGCAAATCCTAATCTTGGCGTATCGGTCAAGCTTGATTACTTGCGAGAGCAGGCAAATCGAGAAAAGACAACCTTGGTCGGGCAAAATCGCTTCACACGCTTTCATGGGAATCGCAAAGTTACGGCAGTCCAGAAGGCGTTTGACATTCAAGCATGGGACAACTGTGCTGGCGAATTAAGCGATTGGTCAACAGCCGATTGTATTTGCTACGCTGCTGACATTGGAGGCCGAGACGATTTAGCGAGCGTGGGTGCTGTGGCACGCTGGACGATTGGCTACGCAGAAAACGAGCGAGGCGATGATGAACCGCAGTATCGGTACGAGTGCAAACAGCAGGCTTTCATTTGCACTGAAACGCAGCGTGACTTGACAACACAACCGTGGGCGACTTGGTTGCATGAGGATCGCATCAAACAAGCCAAGTGGGTTATCACTACGCTTGTTAAGTCCATGCAGGAATCAATGGAAGCAGACAACGCTACTCAGTTTGCCTACGACCGTTGGAACGCAAGCCAGCTTGCCGAGCAGCTTGAGCAAGATGGGCTTACTCCAATCGATTTTAAGCAGTCGTGCGCAATGTACAACGAGCCTATTCGCGAGTTTCTAGATTGCGTTTCGAAGGGTACAATTCGCCACAACGGAGACTCCGTTTTGCGATGGGCGGTTAACAACATGACCATCTGCAAAAATTCAGAAGATCAATGGAAGCCAGATCGAAAAAGCAGCAAGGACAAGATTGACCCAATCGTCGCGGTTCTGATGGCTTTTCGTTTGGCAATGATTCAACCCGCTGTTTCAACTGGTTCAAAGTTTGTGTATTAGGAGACAAGGATGGCAGACTGGCGAACTGGTTGGAAAGATTTAATTCGATGGCTTTGGCCTGATGACGATGGCGATGAGCGATTAACACCTGATACAGCGGTGTCTGTGCCAGCGGTTCGCAATGCTCTCGGGAAGATTACTTGCCATGTTGGGCAGTTGCCTGTCCATGTTTTGCGTAAGCGACCGAATGGCGGAACCGAAAAGCTAACCACGCATCAAGCGTACGAACCAATCAAGACGCGACCAAACCCACAACTAGGCGCGTTCGATTTTCGTGAACTGCTGATTGCTCATTCGATCATGTGGGGCGATGGCAAGGCGTACATCGATTACTCTTCCGGTCGCTTGCAACTTTGGCCAATCATGCCTTGGTGCAGTGCCACGATTTACGCGGACGGCGAAAAGTTCCACGCAATCAAAATCAAAGACGATGACCAAGACCCTATTTGGCGATTACTGGACGACGAAAAGGACGAAGCCAACATCGTCATGCTTCCAGACTCGGAAGTTATCCACATTCGAGACTTTAGCTTCAATCCGCTTGGCGGTCGTGGCTTGTTGAAAGACGGTCGAGTGACTTTCAAGATGGCGCTGAATGCCGACAAAACTTTGAATAGCCGAATGCAAAAAGGCTTCAACGGTCGGCTTTTGCTGGAAGCTCCACCAACTGCCTTTCGTAAGGAAGAAGACGCGAAGGAGTTTATTGACCAGTTCAACGAGTACCATTCCGGCACGGAGAACGCTGGCAAAGCTGGTTTGCTTCGAAACGGAATCAAAGCTCAGGTTGTTTCCAGTTCGAACACCGAAGAACAAATGATCGAGATGCGTCAATTTAATCGGCAGGAAATTAGCTTGCTGTTCGGTTTGACTTCAACAATGGGCGACACGAGCGGCGACGGGTACAACAGTCGCGAGCAAAAGAACCTACAGTACCTACTTGATACGCTAATGCGATGGATTAAGAAGTGCGAAGAGGAGTTCGATTACAAGCTACTAACGCCAGCCGAGCGACGTAGCGGCGTGTTCTTCAAATTTAATACAGCTGCGCTGCTACGACCTGACTACGCTGCACAAGTTGATTCAATCGTAAAGCTTCGTAACGCCAAGATCATTACGGCAAACATGGGCCTTGAGTTGCTCGACATGAATCCAATTGAAGGACCAGACGGAGACAAGCTGGAAAACCCAAACACATCCAGCCCGCCTACTGAGCAGCGACAACAGCGACAAGGCGAGCAAGTGCCGCAGAATATGAACGAGATTGAAACGGCTGTTGAGCATTGGATTGAAGTCGAATGCAAGACTGTTTTGGATGCTGCTGCTAAGCAAAAGAACTTTGTTAACTGGATGAACAAACACTATGCTTGGTGGCAGTCGCGGCTTGAGTCTTGCATTGAGCGATTGGACGGCGATCCACAACTTGCATCGGAGCATTGCGCGAGAAGCAAGGATGAGCTGCTGCAAATTTGCGACATTGCCAAGCAGGACGAGCTTGTCAGTATGGTTTCGGAATTGGTTTCTACGTGGCCACAGCGAGCCAAATCGCTGTCTGAAAGGATTGGTGTTCTATGCTAGTGGTCAACGCTGCTAAGGCTGAGATTCTGCTTTACGATGTTATTGGCGCGGGCTGGTTTGATGACGGTATCACGGCCAAGTCTGTGATTGAGGCACTCGCGCCGCTGACAGGAAATCGGGTAACTGTTCGTATCAATTCACCTGGAGGCGTCGTCGATGAAGGCATCGCGATCTACAACGCACTAAAGCGACACGAAGGCGGCGTCGATACTGTCGTCGATTCGTTAGCTGCGTCAATCGCAAGCATCATTGCATTGGCTGGCGAGTCGCGAACAACTTCCGCTGGTTCTCGCTGGATGATCCACAGGGCATCTACTATCGGCATTGGGAACGCGAACGACTTTCGGAAGCTGGCTGACGTTCTGGCAAAGCATGACGATTCGCTGCTTGAGATTTACGCAACGCATCTGGACAAGCCAAGAGAAGAAATCGAGACGATGCTTGATGCGGAAACTTGGTTCACTTCCGATGAAGCCGTTGCGGCTGGCTTGGCTACGTCGAAAGCTGGTGATGCAGTAGAGAAGCCTACCAACTGGGCTTGGTTTCGTAATCCGCCAAAAGACTTGGTTGCTAGTGCTGGTGGATCAATTCGCAACTATCATTTGTCGAAAGTAAAACTTGCGAGACTTCGCGCCGCGACGACTTGACACGGTAGTTGACACAATCCTACAATTCGCACGTCAGAACAATTCGAGCAGTCAGTAAGCCACGCATCACAAATAGCTGGATACAGGCAGGGCGAGAGTTGAAACGGTATTTCGTTTCTATTCCCGCTGGCATGTAACCAGCTATTTGCATTTCATGCCAGCCATTAACAGAGGTTAGCATGAAGGTAAGCGCAAAACTGAAAGCTGAAATCGACGCTTTGGCGGAACGAGTTGAAGCAATCCACGCGGTCGCGAAGCAAGAAAACCGCGAATTGACTGCCGAGGAATCGACTGAGATCGGCGAGATTCTTGGCGACGGCGAAAAGACTGGCAAGGTTGACGCTTTGCAGTCGCAGTACAAAACAGCATTAGCTCAAGAGCGAAAGAT